AGAAAAGTTGTTGTGGCAAGAGAGGTTAGACAAGTGTACGTAAGTCGTGGTACAACGAGCAAAGACCGCACAGTAAATATAGGAACTTAACATGTCGTATCGGTGGCCTAATAAGGACAAAGATGAACAACTTGACTACAGCGTTGATTGGTCACGCTGGTTGGGTGATGGTGTCACTATTGGCAGTGTAAGCTGGTTCGTCGATAGTTCTACTGGAGTGAAGACAGCGTTTACATCGGGTAGCGTTGTTAACGGACTTCAGAATGTTGCCAACACTAATACCAATACCGTTGCCACTATCAATCTAGCACTTGGTACTAACAATATAGAATATAAAATTTATTGTCGCATTACTGACAGTAGCGGCTCTATTGCGGAGCGAACAGTAAAACTTCGCATTAAGGAGCAATGACATGGCATATAACTATCTAGAAATTACCAACGCTCTGCTTCGTTCTTTGAATGAGGTTGAACTCACCTCTGCCAACTTCCTTACTGCAAAGGCTTTTTATGCCCACGCTAAAGATGCTGTCAACAATGCTTTGCGTGACATTAATCAAGCTGGACAGGATTGGCCTTTCAATCACGTTGAGCAAGAAGACACGTTGACGGCTGGTGAGAATCGATATAGTTTTCCAACGGATGCTTCTAAAATTGATTTTGACAGCTTCCGCATTAAAGCAGATAGTACGTTTGGAAATGATACGGTGCGTCTCAAAGTAATTACGTATGATGATTATTTGAAGCACTACGTGGATCAAGAATACACGGCAGACACTTCCATTCGCAATGTGCCGTCTATGGTTTGTCAGGCACCTAGTGAAGAATACATTGTAATTCCTCCACCTAGAGAAGCCTATGAGCTTGTCTATGAATACTATCGTATTCCTGTTGATCTAGTTAATCCGACAGATGTTCCATTTGTCCCTGAGCGATATAAGCATGTCATCCTTGACGGTGCTAAATATCACGCTTATATGTTTAGAAGTAACGAACAAGCTGCCAGTATTGCCAAAAGCAAGTTTGAAGAAGGCTTGAAGAGAATGCGAACCGTCCTTATCAATAGGTATGAGTACATCACTTCAACGTATATTCCTCAAGGTACTATGCTTGTTACTGGATCGAGAATAGCCTAAATGGATAGGTGGCAAACATATCAGTTTGAATTCCGTGGTGGACTGATTAGCAATCTGTCTCCACTTCAACACGGTCTTCAAGCACCCGGTAGCGCTAGAATATTGCGTAATTTTGAGCCATCTATTGAAGGTGGCTATAGGCGCATTCTTGGCTATGTCAAGTATGATAGCAATACTATTCCGTGGGCAGGTAAGCCTGTTGTACAGGGCAGCGGACAAACTGGTACTACGCTGGTATTAGCAGGAGTTTCTGCAGCGCCTTTGGCAGGCAGTACAATCGTTGTTGGTGGTAATACTTATACCATTAGCACTGGCGGTGTAGTCTTTGATGCTCCTAATAAGACTTTGACATTGACGCTGACATCGTCGCTAGTGTCTAGTCCTGCCGATGGTGCTGTTGTCACTTTTGCCAACAGAACAGATGTTGTCAGTACAGGCATTTCAGCTTGGGACGATACTGTCATTGTTGCTAGAGGTTCTGATCTATATAGGACAACAGGGGCAGGATATACACAGATTAATGTACCTGCGTATGGCACAGTGCTTGTCAACGGTGGTTCTCAAACGGGAACTACGTTGGTTGTTGATGGATTAACATCGACACCTCAACAATATGATACCTTCACCGTTGCTGGTATTCAAAAGACGTACATTATCACCTCTGCTGTTTCTGTAACAGGTGGTGGTGCGACACTGTCTATCTATCCTGCTCTAGCTAGTAGTCCTGCTGACAACGCAGCAATTACGTTTACAAGTACAGCGTTTCCTACTGATAGTAAGACTAGATTTTCTAAGTATAAGCTAAACAACACAGATAAAATTGCTGCTGTTAATGGTGTTTCCTATCCTGTCATTTACGACAAAGTTTCTGCTCAAAAGATTGTCAGTTCTGTTGATTTGTTAGGGGTAGAACACGTAGCTTGGTTTAAGAATTGTTTGTTCTTTGCTAAAGACGAAACTCTCATCTTTACTGCTCCGTTCACTGATAACGATACATCTGCCGCTAGTGGTGCAGGAGTTATCAACGTAGGAGGAAAGATAACAGCACTGAAGGTATTTAGAGAACAGCTCATTATCTTCTGTGAACAATCAATTAAGAGACTTGTTGGAAATACAGCAGCAGATTATCAGCTTCAGCCAATCACTGAAAATCTTGGCTGTGCCGCTAGCGACACTGTTCAAGAAGTCGGTGGCGACTTGATGTTCTTGGGACCGGATGGTCTTAGATTTTTGTCAGCGACAGATCGCATTGGTGACTTCAATCTTGCTGTAGCGTCTAAGCCGATTCAAAGAGAATTGGTAGATTTGCTAGATGTATTCTCTTCCTTCACATCTGTCGTTATCAAGAGTAAAAGTCAATATCGTTTGTTTGGATATTCTTCTTCCATAACGCAATCGTCAAGCAAAGGTATTTTAGGAACACAACTAGATCAAGAAGGCATCAATTGGGCTGAACTAGCCGGTATCAAATGCTATGCTGCCGACAGTGATTTTTATCAGCAAAGAGAACTTGTTGTATTTGCTAATGCTGACGGTTTTGTTTACAAAATGGAACAGGGAAACACATTCGATGGTACTACCATTTTTTCTACTTTCGCTACTCCTTTTGTTCCGTTAAATGATCCACGTATTAGAAAAACATTCTATAAGCTGCATCTTTATATTGATCCTGTTGGCACAACAAATATCACAGCAAACGTTAAGCTTGACTTAGATGATAAGGATGTATTACAACCAGACAGCATACAGATGTCAAATACCAATGAGTCTGTCGCTTTTTATGGTGCTACAGAAGCCCGTTTTGGTACTTCCACTTACGGTGGAAAGCTAAAGACCGTGTATGAAAAGCAGATTGTTGGTAGTGGATTTTTGGTATCGTTGCAATTTGTTTGTGATCAAATCACTCCACCTGTGGTGTTTGATGCCGCTACACTCGAATATGCGTCACACGATAGACGTTAAAGGAATAAATCATGGCAGGATATGTACGTAACGATACAACTAACAACATTGCTGATGGCAACATCATTAATGCCTCTGACTTGGATGGTGAGTTTGATAGCATTCAATCTGCATTTGTAAATACCACAGGTCATACGCACGACGGTACTGCTGCTGAAGGCGCTCCCATTACTAAGATTGGGCCTGCACAGGATGTTGTTGCTAGCGCCACTGATCTTAAACCAAAGACAAACAACACAGTTGACTTAGGTACTAGCAGTCTTAGATATAAGAACATATATGCTGCTGGTACAGCATTTGTAGCTACGCTTGATTTGACGAATGCACTAGCTGTTGCTGACGGTGGTACAGGCGCAACTACTCTGACAGGTGTTGTCAAAGGTAATGGCACATCAGCGTTTACAGCAGGCAATGTCAACTTAGCTTCTGAAGTATCGGGTACGCTTCCAGTTGCCAATGGTGGTACTGGTGCAGCTACGTTTACAGCTAATAATGTTCTTTTGGGTAATGGTACTTCAGCGTTTCAAGTGGTGGCACCGGGAACTAACGGAAATATTCTCACAAGCAATGGCACTACATGGACATCAGCAGCGCCTGCTTCTGTAAGCCTCACTACAGGTGTCACAGGAACTCTACCTGTAACCAATGGTGGCACGGGGCTGAGTACATTTGCCGCGCTATCACTTCCTGTTGCAAATACGCTTAACACCCTAACGGCGCTAACCGCTACAGCAGGGCAATCCGTTAGGGTCAACGCTGGTGGAACAGCTTGGGAGGCGTATACGCCATCAACAGGAACAGGTGATGTTGTTGGCCCAGCTTCTGCAACAGCGGATAGCCTTGTTGCCTTTAATGGCACAACAGGCAAGCTAGTAAAACAAGCCTCTACGGTAACGGTAGCTCAGGGCGGTACAGGTGCCACAACATTGACGGGAGTGTTGAAAGGCAACGGCACCAGTGCGTTTACGGCTGCAACGGCTAACACGGACTACCTTGTGCCCGCGCTAGCAAACACAGCGGTGACTGGGTTTAAGACGGCCACGTTCAACAGCCAGACTACGATTGCTACTACCAGCGGCAGTATTACAGTGGACTGGACTGCGGCGCAAAATCAGCGCCAGACAGAACCTACTGGAACAATTACTTACACATTTACCGCGCCGCCCGGCCCATGTCATTTGCAACTGCTAATTGATTCTGATGGCACCAGCACGGCGCAGACGATCAACTGGCCGGGAACAGTGATTTTCCTTGGTTCTACATGGTCTGGTGCAAACAATAAAAGAGCAGTGCTCAATTTTTGGTATGACGGCACCAACTACTTTGCCATCGGCACCAACCAAGTCTGAGGTGAAGCATGGCTGATCGTTACTGGGTCGGTGGTACTGGGACATGGAACGGCACTAACACGGCCAACTGGTCTGCGTCGTCTGGGGGATCGGGCGGCGCAAGCGTGCCTACATCGGCGGACAACGTCTTTTTTGACAATGCGTCGGACTCGGGTGCGGACTACACGGTAACCATATCAACTGCGCAACCCAACTGTGCAAATCTGACTGTTAGTGCGCAAGACTTTATTTTTACGCTAGCCGGCGACCAAATCTTTAACATATACGGCTCAATAAGCATTAATCCGGGTGTTCTTGGAAGATATAACCCAACGCATAGTGCGCAGTGGCGCCTCAGCGGAACGGGCTCTCACACGCTTAGCGTGACAAATGCTTCCAAGTTAAACAACAGCAGCGTCAATTTTACAAGTAGCGGCACCTATACGCTATCTACTTCGGTAACCGCAGGCGGCGAAGTTAGTACTACTGGCCCTTGCACACTAGCCTTAGCGGGCTTCACACTAAGCACTGGAGCCGGTGACTTTACGCTTAGCTCAGGCGCCACTATTAATTTTGGCACTGGTGGCGTTCTGTACTGCGACACCGGCAACCGCACGTTCACGCTGTCAGGCACAGTCAGTGCAGCCAACGGCCACGTGTGGATGAACACCGCAGGTATTGTCAGTTTAGTAGTTGGACAGGCCCCAGCGATAACTATCAATCAAGTGACGCTTGGTACAGCCGCTTGTCAACAGATAAGCCTCTCTCCTAGTGGAAATACCGTATTCAATACTTTGATTTTTGGCGGCACTGTCGCCGTCTCTAGAACTATATCGATAGGCAATAATTTTACTGCAACTACCATTAATTTTAACGGCGCATCGGCAACAACCAACCCACATAACCGACGTACTCTCATTAGCGGTAGTAGTAGGACAATCACTTCAACAACGCTGCAGAACGTCAGTTGCTTAGATTTCTACGGCATTACGTTTAGCGGCGTCACCCTCACTGGCTCAAGCATTGGCGATCTCAGCGGCAATAGCGGCATCACTTTCACCGCAGCCAAGACGTCTTATTGGGTAGGCGGCACGGGCAACTGGGTCTCAGACGCCGCAACGCGGTGGGCAGCATCCAGTGGCGGCGCGGCTGCGGTGACCAACTTCCCATTGCCGCAAGACACCGTAGTTATCGACAACAGCAGCGGCGCTGCAAGCTCTACGATTACCGTTGACGCGGTGTACCCGACTACGATTTTGGCGGCTATAGGTGTTTTGAGTGCAAGTACAAGGACGAGTGCACTTACGCTAACTTCGTCAACGAGTCCGTATATTGCGGCGGTAGGCAATTGGACTAACGGCTCTGGTTTAACACTGTCTCCAGTAGGAATCCAATTTCTCAAAAACTGTACGATCACCAGCAACGGTGTAAGTTTTACGTCCGCATTTGCAATACTGACAGGAGTGGCGCTAACCACTGCCGACAACCTTACGGTTTCGGGCGGCATGGACAACTCTGGCGGCACACTTGCTATTGGAAATAATACGGTAACGGTAGGTAGCTACACACAATCATCCGGTAGCCTGACATTTGGCTCAGGCACTTTGGTGCTCACTGGCAGTGGCACGGCGTTTCAGATAACTACTGCCACGGTAACACCCGGTACAGGCACGATCCGCCTGACGTCGGCAAGCGCCAAGACCTTTGCGGGTGGCGGTAGAACGTACAACATCCTGCAGAACGGCGGCGCCGGTGCGTTGACCATCTCTGGCAACAACACGTTCACCACCATCCAGAACACCGTTCAGCCGACGACTTTTACGTTCACCTCTGGCAGCACTCAGACGGTAACCAACTTCAGCGTGTCCGGTACGTCGGGCAACTTGGTCACCATCAACGCCACATCCTCTGGCGCGGCCACGCTGTCGAAAGCGTCTGGCACCGTCAGCGTGTCGTTCTGCAATATCAGCAGGTCTACCGCCACAGGTGGTGCAACGTGGTCGGCCCTTACATCAAACGGCAACGTAGATGGCGGAACCAATACGGGTTGGAATTTTGGGGCTGCAGGCAACGGATTATTTTTTGGGAGTAATTTCTGATGTACGCACTGATTAAGAATGGCGCAGTTGACAAGTACCCGTACTCGGTTTTCGAGTTTAGGCAAGACAATCGCACGGTATCGTTGCCGGCTGACCCGACGCCTGCCCAACTGGAAGAGGTTGGCCTGTATGAAGTTGCCTCGGCTGCAAAACCTACAACTCAGGCTGGTCAGGTGGTCGAGGAGGCAACGCCTGTTTTGACCAACGGGGTGTGGACGCAGGCGTGGTCCGTTCGGGCGGGAACGCCTCAAGAGCTTGCAATTGCACAGGCAGATCTGCTGAGTGCGGTGGTGGACGCCACCCAGGCCCGCCTGGACAGCTTTGCCCAGACCCGCAACTACGACGGCATTCTGAGCCTGTGCACTTACGCTACCAGCCCGACGGCCAAGTTTGCAATTGAAGGTCAGTACGGAGTGGAGGCTCGTGACGCAACGTGGGCCAAACTCTACGACATACTGGCAGAAGTTCAAGCTGGTACGCGGCCTGTTCCAACAGGATTTTTAGACGTTGAACCTGAACTTCCGGCGCTGGTTTGGCCGAACTGACTATGGACGACAACATCCAAATCCTGAAGGCAAATGCCAAAGTTGAGCTTGATCGCCTGGAGGCTCAAGCGACTGCTCGGGAGGTTGCAGCCAAGACTATTGGGAAGCAGGCTCTTATTTGGATTTTTCTGCTTGTACTTGTTGGCGTTGGCTCTTCTCTTGTACTTGACTCACAAGCTCTCCCGGCTGTTATCGGACTCGTAGCCACTGCAACGATGGCTCTGATCCAGCTTGTAAATGGCATCGTCACTGAAGCCAAGAAGGAAGAGAAGCCTGAGATTACCATCATCCGGGAGTTGATTGCTCGGCTGGATCAGCGGGAGCCTCCGATGCGGGTTGACGTAGCCGACGGCAAGGTTACAGTCAGCAAAGGCGACGACAAGGTAACAACAGGGGCCTAATATGCTTGATATCTTTAGTGGCGGACTTTTGGGGTCAATTTTTGGTGGGCTGTTTCGCCTTGCCCCGGAGGTTCTTAAATGGCTAGACAAAAAAAACGAACGCCATCATGAGCTATCTATGTTTGACCGGCAGTGTCAACTTGAAGCACAACGCGGTGCCCAGAGGCTTGAAGAGATAGGCGCTCAACATAGCATGGCAGTAGACGCTGGGGTGCTGGATG